TGAGTCAAGGTCTATGGCTCTGGTTACCGATTGTACTATAATGGCATATTCACAACAAGTAATTGATCATTATGAAAATCCCAAGAATGTCGGATCTTTTGACAAGACTGATACTGATATTGGTACTGGTATGGTTGGCGCACCTGCTTGCGGTGATGTAATGAGATTACAAATAAAGGTTGACAATGTTACAGGTATTATTACAGATGCGAAATTTAAAACGTATGGCTGCGGATCGGCTATTGCAAGTTCGAGCCTCATTACAGAATGGGTCAAAGGAAAAACACTTGACCAAGCCGGATCAATTAAAAACTCCGACATTGCCGAAGAACTAGCACTACCTCCAGTTAAGATACATTGTTCAATCCTAGCAGAAGATGCCATCAAGGCAGCTATACATAACTACAAATTGAAATGTGAGTGTGCATGATTACCGTAACAGATTCAGCAAAAAAACAACTTGATGAAATCCTAATGGATGATGTATCAATGAAATATGTAAGAGCCTTTATTACTGGCGGCGGTTGTTCTGGTTTTAACTATGGGTTTACACTTGAAGCGGATAAAGAGGAAGATGACTTTGTTATTGATAATCTTGTAGTTGATGCTTTGAGTATGAATTACTTTGATAATGCTACAATTGACTTTACTAGTGACAAACTAAAAGGCTCACAGTTTGTTATATCTAATCCTAATGCAAAAACTACTTGTGGTTGTGGTAGCAGTTTTAGTGTATAATGAACCAAAAGAAGTATCGAAGCATTTTTATTAGTGATGTTCATCTTGGTACTAAAGACTGCCAAGCGGATAAGTTAAATAACTTTCTCAAACACAACAGCTGCGATACTCTTTATTTAATTGGAGATATCATTGATGCATGGCGTATACAACAAAACAAATGGCGTTGGAAACAAAGCCATACTAATGTTGTCCGTAGAGTACTAGGCCATGCTAAACGTGGAACCCGTGTTATTTACATTGCGGGTAATCATGACGAATTTCTTAGGCCAATGATACCATATGGTTTCAGTTTTGGCCTAGTGGAAATACACAATCAGATAGAACATATTGGTGCTGATGGTAAACATTACCTTGTTACTCACGGTGACTTGTTTGATGGTATTACTAGACTTGCGCCATGGATTGCATTTTTAGGAGACAAAGCATATGATTTCATTTTATCACTCAATAGCAAATTTAATTGGTTACGCCATCGTATGGGTTTTGGGTACTTTAGTCTTAGCCAATATCTTAAACATAGAGTAAAAAAAGCTGTAGATTTTATTTTTAAGTTTGAACAAAACTTAGCAAGTTATTGTAAGAAGCGTGGATACGATGGAGTTATTTGCGGTCACATTCATCATGCTGAAATAAAAGTAATAGACGGCATCATTTATATGAATGATGGAGATTGGGTTGAGTCTTGTACGGCCTTAGTAGAGAACTGGAATGGCACATGGGAAATAATTACTTGGACTAAAGAAAAGGATGATAATGAAATTATCTGATAAAATTACTATTGTTGTTCCTTGCAAGAATGAAGAAAATTATATTCACCATCTATTAGAATCGTTACATCAACAAAACATTGGCGATACTAGAGTCATTATTGCCGATTGTTCTACGGACAATACTAGACAAGTTATAATAGATAACATCGGCCTATTGAATGTGGAAATTATTGAGGGTGGTCCCGTTTCTACTGCAAAAAATAATGGTGCTAAATTAGTTACCACGCCGTACATTTTATTCATTGACGCTGATGTGCGGTTCTTTAAAGATACTGTAATTAAAGATGCTGTCGATAAAATTGAATCGATGAATTTGGATCTTGTTGGCTTAAAAATTAAATGTTACGACAAAGACCCAAGAGCAATGATTGGGTTCACTATTTTCAATACCATAAACCACACACTAAAATATTTTTCTCCGTTTGCGGTTGGAGCATTCATGTTAACTCGCAGAGACAAGTTTGAAGAATTTGGTGGTTTTTCTGAAAGATTTGTAACATCTGAGGATTATTTCCTATCAAGGATGTATAGCCCTAAAAAGTTTAGAATCGTCAATCACTATTTTGGCCAAGATTCTCGTAGATTTAAGAAAATGGGATATCTTGGTATGGGCAAATACCTAATAAAGAATTTCATTAATCGCAACAATAATGATTATTGGGATAAATTAGATACATCAAAATATTGGAATTGAATTTGGTACGCCCGAAGGGACTTGAACCCCTAACCAACGGATTATGAGTCCGCTGCTCTAACCATTGAGCTACAAGCGTATGTTTGGTCCAACCTACAGGAATCGAACCTGTATTGATTGCTTAGAAGGCAACTGTTCTATCCATTAAACTAAGGTCAGTAAATGGTCTCGGTAGGAAGAATCGAACTTCCATCTCATGGTCCCAAACCACGAATTCTACCATTAAACTACACCGAGTAAAATGCTCTTCGTTCCCCGGCGGTAATTATAGTACGAAAAGATATGACGCTATCATACCTCTTCCATGCACCTTCCACCCGCTCCCCGACAGGAACCGTTATCGCATTGCCAGCGGCCTTTTGGTTTAAAGACTACCACCCGTAAGTAACGAACTTACTTCACTTCCTGTGGGTCACAGTAGCCAAGCGTTACCCTGGCTGGTTCTGGCGGTCTGTAGGAGAATCGAACTCCTGTAAGTGGATAGACAATCCACAGTAATAACCTCTATACGAACAGACCTAAAATTGGTACACGATAGGAGAATCGAACTCCTCTTACTGCCGTGAAAGGGCAATGTCCTAACCGATAGACGAATCGTGCATTTTTAAAACATGATACAATTATAATCGTTTTTGACGCTTATGTCAAGTATTATTTTTGATTGTTGTTTTGGCACACATATTATTGGAGCGGGGTAAGAGAATCGAACTCTCAGCTTTAGCTTGGAAGGCTAAGGTATTACCACTATACGAACCCCGCACGTTTGGGCAGAAGTATGGGAATCGAACCCATATTAACGGAATCACAATCCGTGGTGTTAACCGTTACACTAACAACTGCATATATTGGAGTGAGTGACAGGACTTGAACCTGCATTATACGGATTTGCAATCCGCTACCTAACCATTCGGCGCACACTCACACAATTAATTGCTATTAATTTCTTCATATTCATAGTTAACCGTTTCATCGTTTTCACGATAAACACCGGCACCATTCTTTGTGTGAAACCTTTTTGCCATTTCTGTTTTCGGACTCAATGTTATGAATCTTGTAATCTCTGGTTTTGATTCTTTGATATGGCGAACTGCATCAAATATCAAAGCACGACCAGCACCTGGCACATATGACCAAATTGTGTAAAATACAGCAATACTTGGACTATCTGTAGTTTCAAACAATTCCGACTCTTTAGTTGGAATGCTACTCTGATAGCTTACGCATGTAATTGCTTTGACTTTATCATCTTCATCCCGAAACACAAAAATATCCTTGTTGGCGCCAATGCGGTCAACATGAGGCACGTTAGGCCTAACGGGGTCTTGATAAATCAATTCAAAAAACTTATCGGTCAACGATTCTATTAAATGTAACATATTATTGTAATTATATTAATGGATGCAGGAGATGGTATCGCACCACCCTCGATACAGCTTATGAGACTGTTCGGGTCACTTGACCTCCCTGCGTAGCGTTCTATTTATGCAAGTCGAAATGAATTCCTGTAATAGAGTCCCAACGGAAACTACGCCAGCCTTGATTTTCAATATCAAAGACAGGAACTACATCATCACTTTTTGTTTTTTCAGCACCTTTTGGTGCTTTATCAGCTGGAATTTTATTTTCACTTAGTGTGCAAAGCATCTTACGTTCACTTCCGTCTTTTTTAGTAAAGCGAACAGTAATTTCTTGCTCACGAAGCAAAGTCAAAAGCCAATTTTTCTCTTTTTTTGATTTAAATACAATATTATCACTCATTTCATTTATCCTTACGGGATTTTATACCCAAATTTGTTGATTGAATCACTCCAGTTATAATAACTGTTGCTGCCCAAGTTTCCATTGTATATGGAATTTCTAAAGTTGAAAAAAGCGTGTTTAATGACCAAATAGTCAGTAAAGGCGCAAAAATTAATATTAGTAAAATTACAACAATTGCTACCAATATCGTAAATACACTATTATTTGTTTTCGTCATCATCTTCATTGTCCCATTCTTCTTGTTCAGCTAACCAATCTGCCTGTCTCTCACGTAAATTCCAATATTCAACAATTTCTTCACTAATCATATCCAATGAATCTGGATCTTCTAAATCATATTCGTTATAGTCATCAAAGCCATCAACGAATCGACCAACAAAGCTCATGCCTTCTTCAAGGTAATGTGCATCAATGAAAAAACCTTCTTCAGTCATTTTTTCATACAATACAGTTGGCGGTCCCCATGGCGAATCAAACCAAAACTTAATGGTATTTTCTTCACGTTGCCAATCTTGAGCATCACAGTTCCATTTGCAACCCCAGTTGTCAATTGACCATTGATACCACTTTTCACCTTCTTTATGTTCAGATGGAATTGGTAAAAAGAAATTAAACCATTCTTTACCTTTGTTATCATCCAGATATTGCTCAAAAGCATCAATCTGTGCATCGTCACCACTAATCTCAATCGCATTATTACACCAATTTGGCATTTCAAAGTCCTTTTTTCAGTTCTATGTTGTGGATTGTAACATTTTCTTTAGCCTTTGTGAGGTAATTATTGAACCACTTGTCGGATTGTGTTGTTTTTCTGAGAATACAACCGAATAATTCAGTACCATACAAATTTTGCACGTATGTTACAGGATCGGCAAAGATTGCCTCAAAGGTTTCATCAAATTCTACAAATCCTTCATCATTTGGCTTGAAAAAAGCAATATGGTACTTGTCACCATATGCTGTATTTTCAACTTTTTCAGCATTTTTCAGTTTTTCTTCATTAAAATCGAAAAAAGACAGCTCTAATTCGCCGTCTTGAGCGTTAGGAGTAAAGAAAAACCCGTCATACGTCATGGTTTGCATTAGCTAAGTCCTTTTTTTGTTGTTTTTTACGATTATAAAGCTTTTTGCTCAAGACAATCCGCTCACGGTACTTGGGACTACGTAAGTCCTTCTGTAGTAAGTTACGATTTGCGTTGACTTCGCTCGAATTTTTCATTTTCCTTGCTCAATATTTTAAAAATCTTAGCCGATAAGAACTTTTCTTTCGACCATGCATCATGTTCCCATGGGTGGTCGTAATAATTCACTTTGCTACGAACATATCGTTTACCCATCCAGAAGGTTTGACGACCTATTCGTTTTAATTGACCTTTTGCAAATTGTTTAATATGCACCATTTCATGGGCTATTACTTCAATTAGCTTTTCACAATCAATTCTTGAACTCAAAACCATAGTGTATAATTTATCTGTAATTGGTGAAGCCATGCCATTGGCACCTTCCACTTGCACAATGTCCTTACTAGAGAACACAATTAAAGTAAAATCATTTTTATCAATTTTTAATTCTTTTGCAAATAATTTAATACAGGCCTCTATTAACATTTTGCGGTCACTTTGCCGCATTTCCATACAAAGGTTCATATTTAAATCCTAAATTTCTGTAAAACTGTACTAGCTTCTTTTGTATCTAATATTTCAACATTATCACATTTAAGTAAATACTCTTTTAAGTATATTTCTTCACGGTGTTTTGTGATTAACTCTAAAGCATAATCGATATCATCCGAATCAGCCTGAAGCATCCAATCAGAAAATGCCTCATCGGTTGTATTCAAAATGAAATTAAGGTTGTCTCTATCCCAAGCGTTCATATTGATTTCCTCCATTTAAAAGGTATTTAAGGTTGGTTCCAAATAGGCAATTAACTCACGCTCACGCTGGTGAGCAGGTTTACGGCCACGAACTATTTCCAAAACTTCATAGGTAAAAGAAGCATTGGCATTATCACGGATAAATTGGCACATTGACCAATCTTTATCCTCACGTACAGCACGGCTGACATGTTTTTGCCAACGCACCTTTACAGAGCGAACAAATGCTTGTCCTTGTGCGACCGTTAAACCAATGTAAGAATCGCCAGTGTCTTGGCAGATTACACGATACAGGACATGGTTGCGGTCAGAGCGCTTTTTTCTATTCATCATTGGTCTATCCTAACACAATAGGCAAAAATGTCAAGAGCCCTGTTGCCAATAAACAACAGCGCATGGACACTAACGATGGAGTGTAATACTAAAGTATTACTTATTGATCCAACTTTTCGTTGATTTCTTCTAATTCTAGAACCGCCAGAATGACAGCAGCTGCAATCACTTGTGACCATTCATTGAAATACATGGAAAGAACTACCATCAACCATAAAACAATTCTAAAACCTTTGCGTACAAAGTTTACCACTTTTTCAGTATCAAATTCAAAATTCATATATTCCTTATGCTGTTATCCAAGGTAGAACGTCTTTGAGTTCCAAAGTTTCGCTACCATCATACTCATGTATCCTAAACTGAGTCCCAACTGGGATCCATTGAACTACCAAATCTGTAACTCCACCAAAATATCCATCTGGATATTTAGCTTCACAATATGCCGTAATTGTTTCAGGATTTGTTCCGTCTTCAACCATACCCACAACCACAGGGTCAAATATTATTTCTGGACACGTTGGGTTCCATGTTGACCAACCCGCACCAAAATCAGGCGATATAAGAACCGCCACTAATCCACTTTTAATTACTTTTTCCATTTTTAAATCCTCAATTTGTCGCTTACGCCACCCCGACATTGTTTACTCCAATTTTACGGGGGCTCAATGGCTTACCTTCATAAGTCATTAATATTTTAATCATTGCTTCAAAGCTTCTCATATTCACTCATTCTTTTCAAAAGGTTTCCGGCGGCTTTCCGCAAATTTTTCACATTCTTCCACAGTACCAATCTCATAGTCCTTATCCGAATGGATTTCAGAACCAATCTCCATATAGTCTGCGGCTGTCGTAAACTTCAAATCATTCATCTCCCGTTTTACGTCATCAGTTTTCATTCGAGTAAAGTCCTTTCAGCAATTTCCCAGTATCTCTCTGCCGCTCTACGAGCCCAATCAGAATCAATAAACTGGCCAAGTTGTTTTTCCATATTATTCTCTAAGTACACACGGCCACCCCAGATTCCTGTTGAGTTACCGATTTTATAGACGGCACCAATAATCTTACCATTTTCTTCATCAAAGTAAACCCATTGCGAGAATTCCTTCTCCATCCATTGTTTCATTCTTTAATTCCAAAATGGTTCTTAATAAATTTACCAGCGGTACTAGGCGCTTCATATGCTTCGTTAAGAGTATCAACTAAATCAGCACAATCCCGAATAATCAATTCAGCGAACTTTTCCAATCGATGGTCATACACCACTTCACCATTTTCCATATGGCCAAAATTAGATTTGGCGGCTAGTTCTTTCATTCGGTCGTTCATACAAAGTCCTTAAACATTTTTTTACGGCCTTCTACAGATAACTCTTGGTCAAAGATTTCTTTAGTTCGCTGAAGCATCACACAGGCCATCATTAAGATTTCCTCTCGGGAATCACACATCATAATTTGTTTTTCAATTGGTTCCGCCAATTCTGACATTCTCTCTAATACACTCATTTGAATTCCTTTTCAACATAGTATTTAACCAAGGTCCGCTGGATCATGGTAATGATATCACCTTGGTCATCAGGCACCAGAAACCTCACAGGACAATGGCCCCATGTGGACTTCTTCACAAACTCATAGTACCATAACCGATGTTGCTTCTTCTGTGGATCAAAGACCACAAAGGGCCTTCCAATAAGGGATAGATGGCTCATTCAAGTTCCTCAAGCGCATCATTAATACAAGAGTCGGCCGTGCTCATTTCACGAGCTATCTCCGAATTAGTCCTCATACCAGTATACTTGTCATGTGGCTCATTTGCCCAAGAATAAACCTCGGCCAGCAACGTCTGTGCCTGCAAGAGCTTTGCTCTTAATTCTGAATTAGTCATGCTTTCACCTTAAATGAATCTATCCATTCCAATAAAATATCTTTGGCCTCATAGCGAGATAAACCAAATTCCTGTTCCAAATAGGCACCTGCACCGAACATATTAGTAACACCAGAGTCCCTTAGAGAGACCAAGTAATCAAAATAAACCTGTTTGTCCATTATTTAATATCCATCATAAAAAGTTTAATCTCATCCTTTGATAAGATTTGTAGCCGTTGAGTCATAAGTAAAAAATACACTAATGGTATGCCGAACACCTTCCGTGACTTTTTTTATGCCGTGGAGATATGGTAAACCAGCAGGATGAATAATCATCATTCCTGGTTTTGGTCTAATTTCTATATTTAATTTTGGATAGAATATTTCTCCACCTTCAAAGTCATCATTCAAATAAATTACTCCTCCATGCGACCTCCAAGGTGATGCATTAGGAGTAATACCATCAGGTTCACAATTATCACAATGTGGTGTTAATTGCCAACCAGGATCCCATCTTACAAATTGTGGATACTCTGCATATAAAAAATTTGTGAAAATATTAGTATTATTTTTTATAATATCTCTCATTATAATTGTTGATTCAAAAACTAAATCTTGAACTTTTTTATTTGAGATTGAATGAAAATAAATACATCTTTTATTCCAAAACTCATGAGAGCTTTGATGAGAATTATAGAGTTCCTGTGAGTTTTCGGAATATTGGAGAAGTAAATTCA